ATAAAGGTACATAATCAACACCACCAGATTTGTTTGGCACTTCAACTGTGTAATTTTTAAAAAACTTTTCTGTATTTAATTCAGCAGCATTACCTAAATTAATTGCTATTTGTCTTTCTGCACCTATTTGAAAAAATTTATTATTACCTAAAAAATTTTTTTTAGCTCTACTACCATCTCTTTCATTTATTGTTTTTATTGCATTTTTTAATTCTTCATCATCTGCTTGCAATATAAATTGCTGACCTTCTACCAATTTTTTTTGATTTCTTTCATCATCTTTCTTAACTGCATATTTTGTTAATACTGGATTAATAACTTCTAAAATTTCTGCTAAATCTGCCAAACTACTTTTTCGTGTAGCAGTAACAGGTTGGACAAAAGTATTAACTGGCTTTCTAAAACTTTCGCCTGATGTACTAAGAAAACTTGAACCCATAATTAACTAAAAGCTCCGTCTGGTCTACTAACTTCAGTGTTAAAAGCACTTCCAACAGCACCTAAAAGAATTGATCCTGTTGAAGGTATTGCATTATAAGCTTCAATAGTATTACTTCTTAATCTATTTCTAATACCTTGATATTCTGCTTCAGTTGATTTTATATCAAATAAATATTGTCTGTCCATAGATTCAATGCTTTGTCTTATTTTTTCATTGTAGTTTGCACCTTGTCTTATTTGATCCATTACTAATAAATTTGTGGTATTACCAGCTTGTCCTTTTGCTAATAAAGCTTTAGTTGCTACTAATGTATCAATAGCTTTAGCAAATTTATCTTGTCTAGCAGCAGCTTTCTTTTCTTGTTTACCTTCAGCTAAAGCTAATTGTTTATTTCTTTTATTGTCTTCTGCCGAAGCAACACCTTGTTTTTCTGCTTCAAATGTAGCTCTTGCTCTTTGCTTTGCAGCACTACGCATAGCAAGCCCTTGAAAAAGACCTAAACCTCCACTAATAGCTGCTGGTACAGAACACATTTAGGCGATCCTCAGAAATTCATAAAATGGTTTTTCATGTTGACCATACTTTTCGTGATAATTTATAAAAACAAAACCGAGAGCTTCTAACCACTTTATAGCAGTATGATTCTCTGCATATACAAAATTATATAGGACTTTATAAGATTTCAACAAACTGTTTATCCATTTTCTACCTTTTCTTATTAGTTGTATTTTATATTTTTTATTTGAAAATAATTCATCAGTACAAATCATAAATATACAACCATCTTTGCGCACTCCACATAAGCCCATAGGTTGATCCTCGTCACCAGCTATTGTTAATATTGTTTTACCAAATAAAAACGACAAGCGTAAAGCATCTTCTGGATCTTGCCCTGTTTGATATAAACCTTCTAATCTATCCATTTGTCTCATGTTTTGACATACATAATTAAGATCTGATAGTTTTGATTTTCTTAAATATCCCATTAAGTTCTTCTACTCCTCATGTGAAATACTCCTTCATACTCTGCACTAGCTAACAATGTAGGCAAAAACGTATTGTTCTTTACATCTATATCTACTCTATCTGACTTGCTCATAATAGGCACTTTAAATGTACCTGTATCTAAATTAATTTGGCCGATAGAAGCAGAAGCAGCACCAAGCAAACGACCAGTAAATTTATGTAGAGATGTATCTCTATTCTCAGGTGTTACTTCTACTTGAAAGAAACCAGAATCTTCATACTTAATATAAAAATGATGTATTTGTAATCGACCACTTATAAGTTCAGTAGCACCGCCACCACCTTGAGTTAATCTTTGTTGACTAAACCTATAGTGCATTTCATAAGGTTCACCAATAATAAATTTACTATTTCTAAAGTCTCCTGTTGCTGTAATCGTAGAGGTAGAACCATCAGTAGTATTAGTAGTTGTTAGTACTTGTCCTGATACAAGAGTTCTTGTATTGCCTTGAGCATCTACAAAAGTGCTAGTTTCATTACTAGCAAGATACCTGCCAACAACATTCATGTTGGCTCTTAACCTATAAGGAACTGTAAATGTAGAAATACCAGTAGCAGAGTTGTAAGCAACAGATACACCACTAGTAGCTTCAGTTACCTTGTGATCTAGGTGATATTCAAACTCTGCGTTAGGTTCTCTAAAATTAGTTTCAAACGGTATTTTTTCTAATGTTACTTTATTAGCTTCTTCTATAACCATTATTAAATCAGTACCAATAAAATCAATATTTAAAATAGACCTATTGCTATTTATAGTGTAAGTAAACCAAGCGTTCAAAGCTTTAGTAAACCCTTCACCATATAACCATCTATTTACATATAATTTATTTGGATTATCTGTACCAAGCAAAACAAGAATATCTTGGTTGTTAGATACTGCCATTTTAAAAATGCCACTTGGTATCAGTCTTGGTACATGAATAGTTGTATTTGCAGCATCTTGTATTTGTTGATTACCTGCAATAATATATTCTCTTATACCTGCAAAAGACCCTTTTTTAGTTAAGAAATAGATAGAAGAACCAGAACCTACAGGCTGTGCTGCTGCATTACTTTCAAACTCAGTTTGTACAAGTACGTTAGCCGTTGAAGGTGTAAGGTTATCTGCTGAACTTGATAATACAAATTGTGTTTGCTCAGAAAACAATATAAGTTTTTCTCCCATAGTTACTGCGTGTTTTAGTATTGCAACTTTTGTATGAGATGCAGCTACATCTATAGGTTCAGTATCTAAAACTGATATAACTGTTTCTGGGAAAAAATTAAAAAAATCTGATACTGTTGAAAGCACAACATTATCTCCTGCAAGAAATCCTAATCTATTTCTAAAGAAAAATACGTTATTAATTTTATTACCAATAAAAGAAGGATTTGGTGCAGATACTAGATCACCAACTACACGTTCACCCCATTTAGGTAACGTATAAACAGTTCCAGATATTGTATATGTATCTCCATCTACTCTTGCAAATCTAAAATTACCATCAGCCTGACGAATAAGAACGTGTGGCATAGTGTCGTAATTAAATTTAAAAGGTATGCCAGCTTCTACTGTTTCTGACCATTGACCTTCTTCAAAAGCATTTCCGTTATTAGTCGTAAATTTAACGTAGTAATTATCAAAGTCTGTACCTTCATCACCCACAATCTCTACTACATATCCATTAGGTGACACATTTGGAAGATCAGTAAATTGCTGCACTGAATCTTTTATGACTGTCATTTTAGTATTACCTTGAGAGTCACTACCATCTATTGAAAAATCACTACCATCATTCTTTTTGATATGTATAACAGGACCATTTCTAGCAATCGTAAAACCTGTAAGACCAGAGTTTAAACCAGCAGTAAGATCAGTAGCGACAGTTGTAGTTGAAAGAGGATCATTACCAGTAGTATCATCTGTTACTGTGACACCATCTACAGTTACAGAATAAGTTGTTTTAGATGTTGCTTGATTAATAAATACAATTGCTTGCGTAATATTACTAGCGCTATTTGATACTGTTCCGTCCATTCCGGGTGTAATACTCGTATTAACAACAAACGTGAAGTCAGCAATAGTTACTGTTTTCATTACACTTCTAGGATTTGATGTATTTAAATAGCTTGTACCATCTGGTTTGTTTACTGTTTTTTCTGTGCCATCTAATTCAAAAACTCTTACATTACCATTACTAAATACAGCTACATACTGTTCATTTGCATCTCTGTTTATAGTTTGTATATGAACATTACCAAGAGTTGAGTTGCTAATTGCAGCTAAAAATTGTGATCCAGACCTTTTTGTAAGACCAAGCACAGGGTTACTATCTGCATTGTCTTGTATATCAGCGTGGTCTGCTTGCTTTAAAGCATCAGAAGACTGCGATATACCTCTTAATAATGTAGGTATAGCTCTTGAAATAACAGCCATAGTTATCTAATTAAAGCACTAGAAGGATTGTAAGTATCAAAGATATTAGTAAGAGAAGGATCTCCTCTTAATATATTATGATCTCCATTTGCTAAATCAGTTTCCATTAATATTGCCCTAGCTCTTTGTTCATCTTGCTGTGTATATGTTCTTAATGATTGGTCACTTACAAGTCTGTCAACAAACTTTCTTGCAGCTTGTATATTTATATAGTGCCTAGCTGGTTCTGGTATTTCATCAAAATCTCTAAAATAAACAACAGTACAAATTAGGTCTTCATCAAATTCAAACTTATTATTTTGTCTATCGTATAATTTAGAACCACGTTGTATAGGGTCAATACTTGGGTGTTGATGTATATTAGCATCTACTCTCAAAACATCTGTAGGAATATTTATTTGATTAGATCCATCTCTTGTAAGAGTTACATCTATCTCAGTATTAAAAGACCAGCCTTCTGACTGTACACTTTTATTAACTTCAGTAAGAGTTGACTGAGCAATACGAGCATCAACAGGAAGTGTACCAATAAGACTATTGATAGGTGCTTCTCCTATAGCAGCAAGCATTATGTTGATACATTCAAGTTCTGTTGTTGCAGCTACAGCCATTAGTTCATTGCCCCTTTAAGTTTTTGTGCTTTGACTTTTTGAGTCTCTTTATAAAATCTAGCTTTTTCGGCTAGTGTTGTTTTACCTGTATCATTCATCTTTTGATTGTAAGCATCAAGATAAGCTTGACCTTCTAATCCAAGAATACCTTTTTTCTTTTTATTTTTGCCAAACATAATTAGTAGCCTTTCTTTTTAATCTTAAGTGAGTCTCTCCCACCTTTCTTTTTTTTCTTTTTTGAATGATACATGGGTATAAAAAAAGGGTATCTAATAATAAGATACCCTATAAATTGAAATTAAGAAGCAGCAAGTTTAATTGTTGCAGCACATTCTGGTCTTAAGATTCCATGACCAAGTGCATATTTAGCAACCATTAATGTACCTTGATACATAATTCCGTAGTCAGAACCAGAGATCTCAGTTGTCATGTCCATAAGTTTTACTGTTCCCACAGCAGATTTATGAAAAACTAACCCTATGGTTTTACTATCGTCACCTGAGTAAGTGTTGTTCGCACCAGTTGGGTTAGAAGAAACGTTACTTTGAGGTACGTTATTGCTCATCATCACAGGGATACCAGCAATTTGTTGTACCTTACCAGAAGCAAACGAACCATTACCTTGTGGGTTGAAGTCAACATCTACAGTTCTTGTAGCAGACTCAGCAAGTTTGTAGTACTCAGCAGGTGGTAGTACACAGAAACGATCTGTCGGAGGAATGTCTCTTTCATCAAACGCTTGTGCAATATCATAGATAGCACCAGCAATGTCATCACCTGTAACACCAGAAGATACGTTTTTACCACCGCCATTAGCAAAAGCAGAAACAATACCACCATTACCATTAGTAAGGGTAGTAGAAGCTCTGGAAGCGTTTGCAATCTGCTTGGCTACGTTCTGGTCATAGGTTCTAGCAAGTGCCTTACCTAGTTCATCAGCGTAAGTAGCCCTAACGTCATAGTGGTTTTTCAACTCGTCTATGTTCGCTATAAAACTTTGGGCGATTAATAAATCATCAATATTAATGATTTTTTCATTTGCCTTGATTTGGTTAGCACCAACAAGAGGAGTTCCTACTGCATGGTAAGAAGCAGTCGCAGTTCCAAGAACAGGAAACTGGGCTGACTTACCACTTGTGATAGTACGAACTGAATGAAGTTGCTCGTTAAAGATATTGTTTCTAGCAAAAGCTGTTAGAACTTCACCAGAAAATACCTTAAGAAACAACGCATCAAACGCTGTTCCTGTATTGTTGACCAAACCAAGACGAGATGTTGTGGCATTAGCCATTTCAAACTCCTTGATTAATGTTTACAAATTTGAGAAACTAACTTCGTTTCAATCCTTTCTCTCAAGTGGTATCTGACGCATCAGGCACAAGGATATTTAGATTTCTACTCTGTTAAGTTTTTACAGACCCACAATTCCACTTGCGTAGTGCAAGAGCTTTGCGAGTTAGCTTGCCATCTTTATCTTTTAATGGTCCTTTTGCCTTAGACATTCTTGCACAAAAAGATTTCCTTCTTGCTTTTTGTCTAGGAGAAAGACCTGTCTTTTTAGTAACAGGAGCTTGCAAGTTTCCACCTGTTGCTTGATTGTATTTTTTGCGACCAGAAGCAGTCAAACCACCTGTGGGGTCTTTATCCTTCTTGGTAAAAGATACATTCTTAGACATAAAAAATGTAAGCTATTTAAAATATAACACTATTATGCAAACTTTAAACTATCTCTATTTTTTTGATTTTTTCTTCTTCTATGTTGATAAGTGATATTTTTTGAACTTGTCTTTTCTCTTTTAAATTTAGTTAGTTCTTCTTTACTCATCTCACTTCTAGTCTTTGGAGTCTTACTACTAACTCTCTTTGATGGTCTGCAAGCAGGGTAGGGTCTGCCTTTCTCATTCTTACCTCGGCCACATTTCTTGCCTGTTTTGACATCAACCCACTTTTCTTTAAACCATCTATCAAGACTCATTTGCCTACATCTTTTTGTGCTTTGTTATGTGCAGCTTTGAATGAAGAACCTTCACGCATTAGCTTCTTCATCATATCCATGTGCTTTTTTGAATGATGCTCTGAATGTTTTTTCAGAGTTCTCATCTGACTAAGACTTAGCTTTCCCATTTTTCCTTTTGTTTTTTAGCATACGAACTAATAAGAAATCTTTTTCAGTGAGTTTACCATCACCAGTTTTATCAAGATTCTTTTTTTGTTTGTCTGTTAGTTGTTTCATTTTAAGAATAGCCTCCACCTGCTGCTTTGTATTCTCTAACAAGCTGTCCGCTTGCGTAAGCACTAGGCCATTTTTTGACCCTTGCTTTTACTTTAGCCTTAATTCTTGCGTATAGTGCTGGGTTCGTAGGTTTAGCCATTAGCCGAATACGTTAGAACCTGCTAAACGTGCTTTTACATTTTCTGTATAAGATACGTCTTTCTCCCAACGAGGATCAGACATAGCAGTTACTACTTCTGACGTAGATCTAAATGGTGTAGGTCCACCTGTAGATGCACGACCTGAGTAAAGATTTGGTTCAATTCCCATAGCGTTATTGTATTGTGAATAGATACCTTGAACAGCCAACTTAATAGCAGGTCCATCTCCTGTATCAGTTAACTTGTTAAAGGCTTTGACATCATCAGCAGGTAGATTTTCTATAGCCCAAGAAACCATTTGCTGATAGCTTTCATCTCCACCTACTGAGTCTCTAATACCTTGTGCATCTACTTCACCTGCCATAGAAGCATTGCGTAGACCATCTAAATAGGTATCAACAATTTGTTTTGAGAAGCCAGCTTCACTTAGCTTGCTGTAATCATCTTCAGAGATCTCATCATTTTCTGCAAAGCGATTTGATATATCTACTGGATCAATACCAACTTCTTCTAGTACCGAAGCAAGACCATCTCCATAAAATTCTTCAGCATCAAATTCAGAATCGTTAGTTTCTGTTTCTTGTTCTTCTGTCTCTTCTTCTGCTACACCTTCTGGTTCTTCTCTGGTTTGATCTATAGCACCAAGCTTACCTTCGAGTTCTTTGTAGCTTCCTACTAAATCTTCTACAGTTTTAAACTTGCCAGCGTATAAACCATTTTCATCTCTTAAACCTTCCAAGTCATTAGCAGACATTGGTGGTGTCTCTGAAACATTTACTTGTGATGAAGTCATAATTTTTTTGGTTAGTTATAAGTCATTGTACGACCATTTTTAGTTTCGACCACTTTTGGTTTGTTTGGTTCTGGTGTATCGTTAACACCTAGTTCGCTAACGATAGCTTTTTCAGAGACAAACTTTCCGTCTTCATCTCTTTTTCTACTGGACTTTTTACTAGGCATCTTGAGGTTCCTCCGTTGGTAATTGTTGTGAAGCATCAGCTAATTTTTTAGGATCAACTAATGGTGAGCCTAAAGCAGCAGGTCCAAGACTTTGAATAAGCTGCTGTTGTTGTGCAGCTTCTTGTTCTGCTTGGATTTGTTCTTGTGTTTTTACTAGGTTAGCAGTATCTATACCAATACTGGTAGCAAGACGTTTGACCGCTTCATCTACATTAACGTACTGTCTCATCACATCTGGTCCTAAAGCTTGAGCTACAGTACTAATAAACTCAATCAGTTTGTTTCTATCATTACCTCTACCAAGTCCTTGAAGTCCTGTCACTATCTTAGGTTTGACCAGTTCATCAGGTAGCTTGGGTACTTTGCCCTGTCTTACTAATAGGTGCATACGTCTTCTAAGATATGGTAATTGAAACTCTTGGGTCAAGATACTATAAATACCACCGAGACTATTCTCTAGCTCTTGTGCCATAAGATTTATCTCTGCTGCTGTTACTCTTTCTGCGTCACGTTGTACTGATCTTGCCATCAAGAAAGCAAACTCAAGTCTTGCTTCTATTCTTTGTATAGCACTAAAAGCAACAGAAAAGTCTGCACTCTTGCCAACCTGCATCACAGAAATATCTGCTGCTGTACCTTCTCGCACGGCTCCATTCGGGGCTTTACTAATAGTTGCTGCCCTTGTGACCCCATTCGGATTTACAAGAAAAAGCGTTTTCGCACTGGCAGCAGCGCCTTCGATTATTGCTTGCATTAAAGACTCAAGACTAATTAAGTCTCCTCTGTATTCCTCTACATAACCCCTACCATAATCTTCACCATCAACCCTAATAAATCTAAGAGGTAGCCAAGGTGTTACATCTACTCTTGATCTGCCATCTGTGTTTGGTATCTTTTCTCCTTTACATTCTTGAAACCAGAAGACATCATCATTAATCCTTTTTATATGTGTATATATATCAAGGTCATCTGTCATTGTCTTAGCGTCATAGTTCTCTTTCTTCTTGATCTGTTCTAAGAAAGCAGCAGGTAAAGCTTGTGGGTGTATTGTTTCTTTAGTTAGTATTTCTAATACGTTACCTACTTCATCACGCTTACAGACAAACTTAGATAATGGAAATACTTTAAGACCTGCATCTGTTAGATATAACAAGACATTACCTGATACAACTAGATGTTTGATAGCTTCAAACATAGCAACCCTATCATTGGATATTTCTATCTGATTCATCAAAGCATTTTCTATTGTGCGTAGTCCTTTATCTATCTCACTCTGCATTTGTTCTTGCCCTTGCTTTCTTATCTCAAGAGCATCTATTTCTAATTTAAAAAATGATGTGCTTGGAGGTAGCAAAGTCATTAATAATTTATTTGACAAGCTGTTCACACCACGACTACCAGTAGCTTGGAAGGGAGTTTTTATCCTCGCCCTTGTCCCTGATGTCTGTTCTGGTATCAAGCTAGGTATCGTTAGCTTTGAAGATTCTTTTGCTTCTCTATCGTAGACAGACCTACTACTAACAAGTGCTTCATACCTACCTGCTGCGGTTGTGCCTTGTGCCGAGTATTCCATATTAAGTTGGGTAGTTTAAATCTCCACCTTTTTGATTAGTAAGCAATGGTATTTGCAATGATTTAGTTCCCATCTTTTTACCCATAGCTATTTGTCCATCAGCTTGTTTCTTCTTCGTTTTTTGTTTACCAACAACTACCGCATCAGCAGTTTCTTCTATAGGAGAATCAACTGGTTCGGGTGCAGGTGCAGGTGGGGGTGAAGGTCGTGATCCGAAACACATGGCAGGTGTATATTATTTTTTCTTTATACTAGCATGAACTAAATTAAAGTCTTCTTTTTAGTTTGCGTTAGCTTTTGTGCTGTAGCAATAGTTGGGTTAGAAAAGTTTTTAGTTTCTTTTTGTTTTTTAATTTTTAAAGTATCTGCTGCCTCACTTTTTTTCTTTGTATCTTCAAGACCTTCTTGTTCACCTGTAATTACAACAGGGTCATTCTTACTTTTATACTTTGCAACTTGTGGTCGAGTAGGACCACCTCCACCAAAACACATAGCTAGTTCTCCAATACCCTGTTAGTTAACATAGTTTCTTTTTGCCTAAGTTGTTGTTCGATTAGATAGTCAACAACAGACCTCTGCCCTGCACGATACCACACTTCTCGATCTGATAGCGATAGGTCTGGGTGTCTGTTAGGAAACACAGCATCTAAAGCTTGTATAAGTTCGTCAGTAATTACTGGTAAAGACACAAAAATTAAAGAGCTATTTCTATATTATATGTTAGTGTAAGGATAGCAAGGAGTGGTTACCTTGTTGCAACGCTAAGAAAACCTCAAGGGTGTGGTTCCTCTTGGGGTTTTCTTTATGG